CCTTGCACTTATGCACCTTCTCTTTCTTAAAGTTAATAGCAATAAGTTGCGAGCACGTGGGACAACTGTCATTCTCATTATAGAACTTAGCTTCCTTCACCACGCGATGAATATTGGACTTAATCTGTGTCTGATATGAAAGCAACGTATCGCGTGTAGCAGCTAACTTTCCGTTGGAGTGCGCTGGGTTGTTATCGATCTGTGTCTGAATATCTGCATTCTGCTGCATCAGACCATCGATCTCAGTTTGATACTGAGTAATCTTGTCAAGATTACGCTGTGTCTGCTCGCTATTCCGACTCTTGATCTCGGAGATAAATGCATTCTGCAGACCGATAGTACGATCGGTAAGTTCTGATTCCCGCGCTGTGATGCCTAACTGGTCGCGCAACTTAGCCACGCGCTCCTTAAGCAATCCGTTCATCTTGGTGAAGATATTGATATCCAGCAGATCTTCAATCACCTCGCGCCGGTGATTAGTAGGCAATTGCATGAATGGGATAAACGACGAAGATCCCAGCACTACAATCTGGTGAAACGACTTATGGTTGAGCTTTAGAATGTTCTGCTCAAGAACTTTCTGATAATCGAGTGAGTGTGACTCCTGATTGACTAATTTACTATTCTGCCAGATCTCAAAGATCGATGGCTTAATACCACGACGCACGCGGAACTCGGCCTGGCCCACACTGAACTCTACCTCGACCTCGCAGTTCTTAGCATTGACTGAGTTTACCAGCTGTGGCTTATTGATCTCTCTGTGTGGTTTACCAAATAGCGCGAATGAAAGTGCATCGAGCAGTGTGGACTTACCAGCACCGTTGGCGCCTACAACTAGAGTTGAGACACCAGTGTTTAGATTGATTTCTGTGAAAGCATCTCCCGTTGAGAGAAAGTTCTTCCATTTGACTTGTTTGAAATGAATTGCCATACTTAGACTACTTCGAGATTTTGTGCCTCAGTGTAGAGTTCTCGAAGCTGTGACTTAATCATATCCTTACAGAGCTCTGTGTCAACAGCATCCACATAAGTATCCATCAGCATAGCGGTATCCGTAATAGCGTCCACAGATTCAGCGGTGACATTTGCTGCGCTAAATTCTTCATAGTTTTCTGCAATCTTGATCTCAAATGGATCTTGCTTTTGCAGCCGATCGATAAAGCGGTCAAACTTGAAGAAGTCACTCTTATTGACAACCACAACCTTTACGAACTTGCCTTTAGCACAAGAAGTATCTAGTCCATCCGAATCAGAGATTTTATCGTTATAGATGTACTTACAGTAAATCTCGTTAGGATTGCGAATAGGAGTGAGCTCACGAGTGACGGTATCGAACACATGAAAGTATTTCCAGTCATTCGCATCTGCCCATGTCATCTCGAACTGAGTGCCGAGGTAATGGATGTTGCCCTTAGTAGATTTAGTGTGATAATGTCCAGACCAGACTTGCTCAAAACGGTTAAACAGATTAGCATCCATTCCGCCATGCGAGGGTGTACCTTTCAGCATCTCAAAACCATTTAGCTCAAGATGGGCACCCAGAATTGATGCATTACAGGTCTCAATAAACTTCATTGAGGCTGCTTGATTCTCGGGGTTTATCCATGGCAGCAGCGCGATGTTGCAACCATCATAAGACATCACCTTCGGCTCCATCACAATATTGACATTCTCTACGAAGTATCCTAGCAACTCCTTTAGTGAGCAAAGCTCATTAGTATTCTTATAGACTACATCATGGTTACCTGGAATGATGTCCATGGTCATTCCGAGCTCGCGCATTGGCTCCAGGAATGTCTTACGATTGTGGTTTAGTGCTTTGAAGTTAACATACTTGCGATGGTCATAGTAATCGCCTAGATGAATTATCTGAGTGATTTCGTGCTTCTTGCAGTAAGGAAAGAAGACATCGCTATAGAACTTTGCAAAGTAATCCAGAAACACATCTGATGCATTGCGCGCCCCAGCATGGGTATCATTTATGACAGCAATTTTCATTCGGTTGCAAAAAACAACTCGAGATTTTCTTTATTCTTCTTCTTGAACTCTTTAATCTTCTGGTCAACACCATTCTTGCGGTCAATTCGTTTCTTAAGAGTATTGACGAATCCAGCGTCTTGCATTGCTGCGCCGCCAAATGTATCTTCGGGATTGGTCATGAAGTCCTCAATTCCAGCGTGCTCAATATAACGAAACTTAATGTCCTGCTGCTTCTTCTCCTTCATGATCCGGCGAATAAACGCGTAATACGAAATTTGAGTAAAGTACGCAAAGGCATTCGGCGATCCAGTTCGCGTAGCGGCATCAATCTTATAGTTCATAATGGCTTTAATGCAGTTCTCCACCGCATCCATCACCATTTCTTCACGATATGTGTATCCAATGAAATTAGGCTTATGCGAAAGGCCTTCGGCAATTCTTAAGAAACACCTGCCGATATATTCTGGAATGCGTGCGATCTCCGTGCAATTCTTTTGAGATAGCTTCACGGATTGAACGTACTCCACAACAGCTTGCGAGAATTCTTTGTTGTTGACATAATGCTCACCCTGTTTCTTTGCAGATCGAGGCAAGACCGGTTTTGTCGGTGCTGCTGCTGAAGAAGTTATAGTTGCAAGCATCATTGGCGATTTGTGGTAGATATCAGATTGCATAGTTTATTCATAATAAAATTATCCTAGGCTCAATCCTATCACTGCCACTAAGAATGTAAACAAAAAAATACTAAAATTTTTATGTACAAAATGTCAGCAACGCGATATTTTGTATCAGCCTTAACGCTGAGGGTAGATAATCAGTATCAATTTCGTGATACATCATTCCCAAATTTATAATCTAGGTTATCCCAATCAGGTTTATCTTGTGCCTTTGGCAATTGTTGCAGCATTTCCTTTTCATCTTTATGCTCAACCAGCATCAGATAATCTTTCTTTGTCTCATCATTTGGAATAGATGCAGACATCACATGATCTTTCCGAATCATATGGATTCTTGACATTGACCCTAGAAACCAATCTGAGTAGAATGTAGAGGTGCGAATACCGTTCTCAGCCTTTTCAGTATGTGCGCTGATCAGATATGGGTCACGAACAATCATATTCTTCTCAGTATCTGAGATAACCTGACAGATAACAGTCTCACTGGAGACTAGCTTAAGAATAACTACCATATTGTCAAATGTCATTGGATTGGTACCTCATGGATTTTGAAGTCAAATTTTTCTGAGCTGTATAGTTTGATTCGCTCAGCAGCATGATCTAGAGTGTAGTTTCGATTCTTCTTCCAGTGAAGATCATCTGCAATATCATAGACTTTAGTTGCTCGGCCATCATCTGATTTGCGCAAACCGCGCCCAATTGATTGCAGAATTCTGATCTGAGATTTTGAAGGAGATGCAAAGACAATATTATGTAGGTTACGAATATTTATACCAGTAGAAAACGTGCCCATAGAAGCCACGATAATAGCATCTTTCTCATTCTCAGTGATTGCACGGATTCGCTCACGCTCATCAGTTTCCACTGCACCAGATACAAAGAATAGCTTGCGAGTCCTGCGTGGCAACTGGTTTAGCTTCTCATCGATTAACGCATACAGCGGCTTACCATGTTTTTCCACATAATTGAAAAGAATCAGTGTGTTTCCATCCTGTGCTATAGCTAGATTGCGAATGAACTTGTTCCGCGGTGTATGGCTTACAATGAAGTCAATCTCCTGCTGATAGTCAAACTTCTTAGCAGCCTGACAATGCTCATCTGTGTACTTCATCAGCAGTACATCGATTGACAGCTGTGCTAAAGCATCTGAATCCATTAACTCTTTTGTGGTCGTCACACGGTGCACTGGCCCAAATAATCCTTCAAGCACTAGCTTGTGTGTCTGTGTGCCATCGAGAGTACCGGTGGTGCCGATGCGGTACTTAGCATCACGCAGCTTTTCCATGATCGCGGATAATGACTTTGCCTTGAAGGTGTGGGCCTCATCGCCAATCACCATTCCATACGGCTCAAACCATTCTGGGCGCATCTTGTAGATTGACTGCCACGTAGTGATAACAACACGCGAGCTAATATTCATCTTCTCTTTACCAGAGTAGATGCGATGACACTCAGCTTCATTATTCCAGTTCTCATCAAGCGTAGAGTAATCTTTGAAGTCAGTGAACATCTGCTCAACCAGCGAGGTTGTTGGAACGATCAGCAGCACTTTCTTATTAGGACTTTCTTCCAGGAAGTAACGAATCAGCGCATAGATGATTAGTGACTTACCCGATGCTGTTGGGCTAAGCAGTAAGCTACGGTAATGGACTAGCGCATGATGAATTGCCTCAAGCTGATAGTCGCGCGGCACAATAGCTTTTCCGTGTGCGTATAACTGCAGCGACTCAACAAATGCTGTCACTACATCTAGATCTAGATATGCCTGAGAATCTGGTCGGCCGTAGTAGTCATCGTCAATGTACTCGATCTCACACTGACGGACATCTGCAAACTCCTGAATGTATGACAGCAATCCGCCGTACAGTGTTTTCAGACGTGTATCGAATAATCTAATTTTTCCATCCCAAAGCTTGCTGCGAAATGCAGGCATAAACTTATAGCCTGGGACGAAAAAAGTAAAGAAGTCAGATAGCTCATATGCTATCGAGGGATCGCACTCAATAGTGACGAATACCTCGTTCTTCTTCTTGATTTTGATTACATCAGACACCGGAGGTAAATTTTTTCCACTCAATCATATTCTTGATAGTTTGATGGCGCCACTTTACGCTGTCCATGATTTCTTGCAGTGTCTCAGTCAGTGTCTTCAGATAGACAATACCGGTTTCTTGCTTCTGCAGCTCAGGATCGGCATTGAAGTAGTAATCCATATCTGACTTCATGATCTTCAGGCCATTGAACGGATCGTAGGGCCAGCCATACTTATCAATGACAGCTTTGTCTAGCTTACCATTGAAGTGCAGCCATTTGTCACGCAGCAGAATCTTTTGTTCTAGTTCTTTGCGTTTAAGCTGCAGCTTGGTTACTGAAAGCAGCTCAAGATACTTGGCATGTAGCCGCGCGGTGTTCTTGGAAGAATCGTCAAGATTCATGTCATCGATGACAGAGTCTTTCTTCCACATTTCTAATACGTCTTCAATGTTTAGCATAATATAATAAACTGTATCGGGTATCTATCTACTTTAAAAACTCAAAATGAGAATACATGAACGAAGCATCTCCTACAACATACTCCACATCAGTATTCTGAGTATGGAAGTCGATTGATCCAATTGATGTTGGGAATGCATCGACAAAGCGAATCTGACGGATCACATTATTGCTAGATGATAGAACGTGCAGCACAATGTCATATGTCTCAAACTTCTCATACTGAGCATTATTCACCATCCAGTTCAACAACTCAGCATAGTTGTCCATATTCTCGGTT